TACGTAATCTATGTAAACGGTGAGCCGGTAGAAATCAATGGCGAAGACATGGACGCGCATTGGACTATTGGTCTTGATCCTAGAAGTTCTTCGCTTCATGCTGAACCTTTAGGAACAAACCTTGCAATGATTCAGGATATTAATGCAGAAATCGACGAACTTGAGCTTCAGACGATGGAACATGGAATCGCTGAGCTATTCATTGCGTCGGACGCTATTGATTTCCAAAAGTATGGTAATCAGCAAGCTAAACCGGGTAACATTACCCAAGCTTTCAAAGAACCGGGACGAAACATTGCAGAAAACTTCTTTGAAACTCGTACTGCTCAGCTTTCCCCTGAAATTGTTGGGCTTACTGCTAAATATCGTAATCTTGCTGAGTTTGTTACTGGCGACTTTCCTACTGTTTACGGCGGCTCCGTTCCTGGAACTAGCACAGCGACGGAGTATACAAAAAGCCAGAATCAAGCGTTACAAAGATTGGGTACAGTCTCAGCAATAGCCTCTTTCCTATGGGCAGACGTGATTCATAAGGCTGTTTTAGAGTATGCCAACGTATTAGAGTACGATGAGAAGCTAGTTGACAAGACCGCTGCTGGATTTGAGACAACTAAAGTAGATCACATGGCTCTTCAGCGTGGTGAAGTTGGTAATTGTGAACCAGAATTCTCTGAGTTGTTGCCAATCTCTCCCATGCAGATCAAAGATACCATTATGGGTCTAATGACTACCAAAGATCCTATGGTAATGGCAATGCTCACCCATCCACAGAATAATGAACTGGTAAAGAAAGCACTCTCCATTCCAGAACTCTACATTCCTGGAATTAATGCAAGGACTAAACAGTATCGGGAAATCTCTCTACTTATTCAGCAACAGCCGGTTCCTTCTCCTAACTCTCCGTTGGGAATGGAATCATCTATTGTTCCTGAAGAACATGAAGACCATGCAGTAGAGATGGAAGTCTGCGTAGTTTGGTTAACTGGTTCTAAAGGTCAGAAAGCTAAGGCAGAAAACCCGCCCGGCTACCATAATGTGATGCTTCATTGGAAAGCTCATCAAATGATGCAGATGATGAGGACAGAAACTCCAAATGAAAAACCGCCAGGTGAAGGACCGAATTCAGCGTCAACAACAATTCCTTAAAGGTGATTGATAATGTTTATTCCTAAAGTTTTCTTATTTCCTGATAGTGTTGGTGGACCGGCTTCAGCCCAGTCAACAAACATTGGTCAGACCGATAGAACTGATAAGCAGATTTTGAATCAGGAGACTGATGATGCCGTTTCCGATGAAGAAGTTTCCGATGGAGATGGAGAAGACGAAGAAGAACCCGTTTCAGAAGATGAAGAAGAAAAAGAAGATGAAGAAGAAGGGGAATCCGATGATGATGAAGAAACTGATGGGACTGGGGGAGAAGATTTAGATGAAGATGATGATGAAGAGGAAGAGGATGTAGAAGAACTTGCTCTTTCTGATTTATCTAAAGCGGTAAAGAAAGTTGCTCCTGATCTCTTTAAGAAAGTTCCCGGCTTACGCGAAGCCCTAGAAAGGGACAAGCAATTTGCTGAAGTCTTCTCTACTCCAGAAGAGGCTAAAGTTGCTGCTAGGAATTCTGGCTTTCTAGCATCAATGTATAATGACATTGCTTCTGGTGATGTAGAAAGAACTGGGAACTTTCTTAAGGCGATTCAGAACACTAGTAAGGAATCGTTTGAAGACTTCTCTCATACTATATTAGATTCTATTGGACACATTAATCCCCAGCTTTACGGGGAAGTAATGTTAAAGCCCATGAAGAAAGCTCTCATGGGAATGTATCACGATGCTCTTAAGACTGGTAATAAGAATTTAGCAGCAGTAGCTATTCATGCACACAACTATTGGTTTGATACCCAGGATATTAAAGCTCCTCTTGAAGAGAGAAAGAAAAATACTAAGACAAAAGAGCAAGAGGATTGGGAGAAAGAGAAAGAAGAATTTGAAACGGTTAAGTCCTACGAATTCAAAGGGGCTATTACCGAAGTCGTCAATCATAGTATGAAGCTTTCTATTACGAAAGAACTTGATGGGATTAAGCTAGATGATTACCAAAAACGAAATATTATTCGGGACATTTTCTCAGGAGTTGACGAGATTCTTGGTTCCGACAAACGATACCTTAATGGGATTCAAAGTCTTTTTGATCAGGCCCGAGGTTCCAAGTATTCACCAGATTGGAAGTCTAGAATTGTTAAGGCTTATTTACAAAGAGCCAGACAAGCCTTACCAGGTGTTCGTAATAAAGTGCTCAGAGAAGCTGGAATAAAGTTTAAAGATAATCAAAAGTCTGAGTCACGCCGACTTGTTCCTGCTGGGTTGGGTGGCAACAAAAGTGAAGATAAGATTGATTTCAGCAGAGTTGATCGTTCCAGAACAACCGACATGGACATCCTTAATGGGCGTCCCAAATACCTCAAGAAATAGGAGCACATCATGGCTGTAGGCGGAACGCAGCTCCTCTCTGTTGAAATGGAGAAGGTTCGTAAGAAGCTCTCCATGCTCTACGAGTTGGAGTCTGCCAAGTTCTTTTCGACCGTAGAGAAGAAGGATACCGAAGTTATCTCGGAAAGAGATATGCGGATTCCTCTCGCTATTGGTCCGGGCGGCTACTTCGGGTATTACAATCCCGATGGTGGAGATTTAGGGATTGGTGACGGCCAGACTTACGACAAGGCCGTAATCAATACCGTAAACTTCAAGCACGCAATTCAGTGGAACACAAAGGCTCAGTGGGGAACGGACGACTCACGGAAGTCTGTCATTAACTTGTTTAAAGAGTTGATGGCAAAGGCTATGCCTGAGTTCCGTCGTCAGACTGAATCTCAGTGTATGACTGCTGGTAACGGAGTTCTTGGAACCGTTACTTCTCTGTCAACTACAACGGTTGCTAACGATACCTTAACCATGACAACTGATGGTTATGGTGTTAAGTTGTTGAGGAAAGGTCAGAGGATTCTGATTTATGACTCAGCATTAGCAGCAGCAAAGACTCCGGCTCCAGTAAAGATTATCGGGTATGATTTGGTTAACAAGCGAATCATTCTCGAATCAACTGTTGCTGCTATTGCTCCGACTGACGTGGTATTACCAGAAGGATTAGCCGGTGCCAATCCGGTTGGTCTCTTTGGTGTTCCTTATCACGTTCAGAACTCCACTGTTGGTAATTGGTTAGGACTTCCGCGTGCAACAACGCCAGAAGTTCAGGCCAATCGAGTTAATGCTGCCGCTGCTGCGTTAGCTCCTGCGTTTGCCCGTCGTGCAATTAATGCGATTGGCGATCGTTTGGGAATGGATAACAAGACTCCTCTTACTGCATGGATGCACCCCTGTCAGGTGCAGGCTTATGAAGCATTAGGCCAGCTTGTTTCCATCATTAACAAGGAAGCTTCTGAACAGGGGCTTAACTTGTTCTTCTCTGAGAACATGAGGTTGGCTGGAGCACCAATCAAGCCCAACTTTGTGTGGAACAAAACTCGAATTGATTTCTTAACCAACGATCATTGGGGTCGAGCGGAATTACATCCGATTGACTACTACACGGTCGAAGGTCGAAAGATTTTCGAGATGCGCGGAGCTAGCGGTGGAGTTGCTACAAGCCAGATCTTTTACATTGTAGCATCGTGGAATCTCTTCTGCGATTGTCCACCGGCACAGGCTTACATTGACAACTTGGCAGTTCCCACTGGCTACTGATCACGGTTGCATGTAAGGGAGAGTGGGGGACGGGTGGCCATCCTTGTTCCCCACTTCTTTTAAATGATTGGTAGAATCATACATAGAATTCAGCATTGGCTCAGAATTGAACCGTGCATGAATTATACAGAATGGCGTGGTGATGAACTTTGGCACTATGTTATCTGTACCATTTGTGGCAAAAGAGTTATAGAGTTCAAAAGTGACAGACTCAGAATTCATTAACGAACGTCTCTTTCAATTGTATGGAAGGGACCAAGCAACTCAACAGCAGAAATATCGAGTAGTCCGTTCAGAAGAGCAGACGGAGAAACGATACGGTTCCTACGATTTACTTTCAAAGGAATCAGGAATCTGGCTGGGAGTTAAAGAAGGATTAGTTGAGATTCAAAAGTATTGGTATCTTAAGCCATGCTGGCTCCTCGAAAGAGTAGAAGCTAATCTCAACCGGCAGGATACATTATATGATAAGTGGACATACGAGCCGATACTTACTTTCCTTGACAAAGAGGACAATCCGTTACCTCTCAACTGGAGAGCTATTGAGTTTGCAATCAACCATATCGAAAAGGCTGAAAAAAGAATCCGAACAGAGAGTGAAGATCTTCAGGAAGAAGAAAAGCGTCTTGAAAAAGAAAGTGAAGTAGTTTACGGAGTTCTAGACAAACCGGACCCAACTAAAGAACTACCCACGTTTACTAACTCAACGTTAATACCAAAAGGATAACAAAGTATGGATAGAATGATTCAGTTCTTTCAGTACTCACACTTACCGGAAAACTTGCAGGCAGCAAGTAAGCCATTTTGTGAACTGGCAAATAAGATTGTAGAAGAGTATCCACAAAATGCTGAACGTACTGTTGCACTTCGTAAGTTGTTAGAAGCTAAAGACGCTGCTGTGCGTACTTTACTATATAAAGAGGAGAAGTAAAGTGCCTACTTCCACTGTATTAAGTATTTGCCCATTTGAAACCATTGAAATCAAACCCATTGCAAGAGGATATTTTAAAATCCCTGCCGCCCCAAAAGACGATTTCGTTTTGGTACTCATTGAAGAATCGTCTTACATACAGAGGCTTCCGGCAACGGATCATAACATTGTTGTCCCTGTTGCTAGTCACCATATTGCTAAGTCTATTGTTGACGACTTTATTAATACTGTTATTGAGGCTAGCGATGAAGCTGGCCCTGGAATGATGTGGTTCGACCACAAACTAAC